ACTTCTGATTTGAGTTTGTCACCATTCCAAATTTTTGGATTCAATTTATCATGGTATCTAAATGTTATTTTTTGTTCAAGAAATGACTCTAAATCCATTTTTATTTTTATTTATGAAAAGGGGGAGAAGGATGATTCTGACCATCCTCTCCCCAGCGCCGACGATATTCAAATGTATTTATAGATAATCTTTTCTAGCATGATGTTCTGGAACAATCTTACCTAATCGAATGGTAAGTAATCCATCTTCAAAGATGACTTCTCTAACTTCTGTGTCATCTGAGAGTGTCCACGCCCTTTTGAAACTTCTGCTAGCCACACCCTTGTGGATAAACGTCCTATCCGATTCTGTATTGGATTTTTGTCCTTCGATAAAAAGTTTTCCATACTCTGTGAACACATTGACTTCTTCCTTTTTAAATCCAGCAAGTGCAACTTCTAGATGAGATTCAATGTTATTTACCTGTACAAGATTATATGGAGGATAATTTGTTGAAGTTTCGTGAAGATTAAAAATGCGGTCAAGATATTCGTCCATACCAATACTGTGCTTATTAATCTTTTCCATCAAAGCAGGAAGATCTGCAGCAGTATATCGTGTGATACTGGTCATTATGGTAGCTCCTTTAAAAGCGAGTTTGTATTTTGTGGATCCCGAAGGCATCCTTACTATTATATAGGTATAAGTAATAAAAAAGGGAGTGTTGAACTCCCTACTTTATTATTCGGGTTTTTCTGCTTCTTTAAGATGTTCTTTCAGAGCATCTTTCCATTGCTTTTCTGTATATCCACAAGCAATAAAAAATCTACGAACCATTTCTAAAAATTGAGTTTCATTTAGATATGGATCATCACATCTAACATTAACATCTTCCTCAGGTAAAATAAACTTGGCATCTGGATTTGTATGCCAAGCAGCATTTTCGTTACTATGATTATAACAAAATTGAAAACTTCCAGAAGCCATCACTCACCATCCTCCACCTTTTTCTTTTTACCAATATTATATTTGGTTTCAAGAGTCCACTCATCTTTCTCCTTATATGAAAGAACTTTAATTTGATTAAGTGGTGCAATATCTAAAATTTTATCAACATTTACAATAGTAATAAGACCCCAATCAGCAAGTAATTGAGTAATTCTATTACGACGCTGAACATCGTTAACAGTTAAATTTGCATGTTTACCATCAAGAGCAAACAATTCTTTAAAATGAACAATGTAGTATTTACCTTGTTTGTGCAGAATATGGCACGACTGATACAAAGTTTTTTCTTTTCTACTTGCTACGCCAATACGAGTAAGTGTTTCACGAACCTTCAAAAAATCATCAGGTTCATTCAAAATAATTTCAACCATTTGGTTAGGAGACCAATGGACTTCAGGTTCTTGAACAACACTCATTTTGTTCCTCCAGTTTCAAATTTCGATTTAATAAAATTAAGTTGATCCTTAGTAAGGATTTTCAATGCTTGTTGTGCCTTTTCATTACTATAATCATAGTATGATTTGACTGCATCAAGGTCTTGAATTTTTTCCTTTTTAAGCCACGGAGAGAATCTTTTCCGTTTCCTGACAATATTTATATAAAAATCATACTGTAGCTTTTTGTCCAAGCTATGATTTATATTCATTTCATTCGCATATAGTACAGTATCAATATGCCCAGACATACACTTGTTAATAATGAATGGAGGATATTCTTTAGTAACAGATGGATCTTCGTCTAGTATATTTTGCTTTGTACTATTAATCGAATTAAGCCAATCTTTCAATTCCATTTTTTATTCAAATAATTTAAAGCATTTTGTATTCCTGTAATATCGTCTCCCAATTTACCTAATCCAAGATTACAGGATCTACATAACCATCCCCTAAATTCACCTGTTTTATGATCATGATCTACAACTAATCTAGTATCTTTTTTGTTACAGCACTCACACCGATCTGGCTGAGGAGTTGCATGTTTTTTTGCTTCTCGTAGTTGTTTTGATAGTTTTTTTTCACATTCCTTACATTCTTCTCTATAATAAGATCTGCGTTGTTCAATAGGAACTCTCCAATTTCTAGCACTATCAATACGAAAAGCGTCTAATGGTTTTTTTATTTTACATTTAGTGCATATTTTCATTTAAAGTTACACTCCACCATAATTTCAGTTTGCAGTATCCAATTTTTTTATAATAAAATTTTTGGTATGTCTCCATTTACCATTAACAACTTTATGAGCGGATATTCTATCCACATTATTTTCTTTACACCATTGTTTTAAATTAAATATTTTAAATATCTCACCTGTTTTCCTATTTTCAATAACATACCATTTAGCATTACAGTCAACTAACTTATGTTTAGAATACTGCATATTATAACATCTGTCACAACGCATCGGGTTTAGTTGTTTAATTCTACCAGATTTAAATTTTTTACTGTAAACACCACCATCTTCAGTTCCATAATAATCTTTGTATAATGGATGTTGTTTTAAATTTAAATTCTTCATTTAAAATTACACTCAACCATAATTTCAGTCAGTGCTGCTAGGAGGTTAATTTCCTGGTCAGCCACGAACGCACATTGGTATTGGTACTTAGCAATAACAAGAACGGCAGCGGGGACAGAGGCGGGTACAAGATGACTATACATGGCGTCATAAATCCTGCGAAGAATGACAGAAGGATCGTTGTCCAGGTTGGCGACCACCCACTTGCGTACTTCCGTGAAGTTTTTATCTTTGAGACATTTAATGAGATCATCTAATTTTACATCCGAAAAACAACTAAGAATTCCAGTATCAATTTCCCCACCAACAGAATATCGCTGACATTCATTTAAAACTCTTCGCCAATCAGGAAAATGTTTATTGATTAATTCAATAACAACCTTTGAATCATTTTTAATACCCTCTTCCTTAAGAATAAACCTGAGACGCTTGAAGAATTCTGCTGCAAGTTCTGCTTTTTGTTTTCCTTTGATTGAGAAATCGATGACCGCACATCGGGAGTGAAGGGGTTCGATGATCTTGTTCTTGTAGTTGCAAGTGAAGATGAATCGACAGTTGTTATAAAACGTCTCAATATTAGCCCGTAGGGAGAGTTGAACATCGTGGGTTGTGTTGTCCGCCTCATCAATGATGATGACTTTGTGTTTAGCATCCGAGTGAAGTGAAACGGTAGAAGCAAAGTTTTTTGCTTTGTTCCGTACCGTGTCCAGAAATCGTCCTTCGTCAGATCCATTAATAACATAATAGTCCGCTCCTATTTCTTCACATAATGCTTTTGCAACCGTAGTTTTACCAATTCCAGGAGGTCCAGAAAGAAGAAGATTTGGAATTTCTTTTTCAGTAAGAAATTCCATAAATGACTTCTTATTAGATTCTGGGAGAATGCAATCTTCAATTTTATGGGGTCGATACTTTTCAACCCACAGGAAATCATTTGAGGACATAATAAAAGATAAAAAGATTACGATTCAATTTTAGAGTCAGGTTCAAGCGCAATATAATACACTAGATCTGTACTCATATTGGAAAACCTAGCCATTTGAGGACACATTACAACTCCATACTTACCAGGAAGAATCTTGATGTTTTCAGATTTAAAATTTAAAGTAAAAACAGAAGTTGTTTCACCAACATCAATAGAAAACTCATTAGATGTGGGATTCTCTTTATCACGAACTACAAAGCTGATTCGATTGCCATTTCCAACTGCACTAAGGTCTGGAAGATCATAGACATTACCAGCTTTCAAAAGCTTGTCTAATTGATCGGAAGAAAGTTCAAAACAAATATCTTCTGATGGAAGTGCAAGTGCTTTATCTGGAGGACTTACAATTACATTTGGATCTGAAAAATAGTATTTGGTAGTTTGACCACCACCTTTAATCAAAAGATGTGAAGTTCCATCAAAAAGAATCTCAGGATCATTATGAATGCTTAAGCCAGAAAGAAATTGGCTAAGATCATAAATACCAAACTCTTTAGGAATAGTTTCAGAAATAGTTGCTTCGGCAAAGATGTTTTTCATTACCGAAATAGTACGAATCTTATTTCCCGATTTAAATAGCAGAGATTGATTAATAGTAGAAAAGTTTTTAAGAAGAGCAGTAGTCTGTTCAGAAAGTTTCATAGGTTCTCGGAGTTTCATTATCAATTAAATTCTGGGCTGTATCCCTGATTGAGTAAATGTTCACGTCTTTCAGGATCAATAAAGTGACGTTTCACACCACGACTGGAATAACCAGATCCCTTTTGTGCTCTCACAAGAGCTGTATTAATCTCTTCATAAAGATTTCTGTAAATTGCGTAATTACTATCTTTCATCATAAAAATTCGATGTTCATGATCATTCAGAAGTGCTGCTAGAGCATCTAACAAACGATTTGTTTTAATAGAACCAAATTTAAGAACAACTTCAACTTTTGGATTTTGTGACATTGTAGTACTCCTTTTAAATAAAATAATAATCAGCGAAATTCAGTCAATCCATTATTTTGACGAGAATAGTGCCCGTCAAAGTGGAGTAGAAGCATAGCATAGTGAATGACTTTAAGGAGATCGCGTTTGTTACGACCATCCTTGTCACCATAACGACTTCCATATTTCAAGATATTCGCCTGACAAAAACCAGGAGCAAGATCTTTTGCAGCCATCAGATCAATAGTCTGAATATCTTTATAGGCATCATTATGTCCACAATAGTGACTACCATAAGTACTGGTCACATAATGATTAATATCTTTAAGGATTTTATCCTCATTATATTTCCAAAGGTGATTAGTAGATTCAGTCATAGTAATAGTGAGTGTGTTCAAGTTTCTTTCGTCTTCTGGAGTAAACATAATAAAGGGAAAGTATGTCTTCCCCCCATATTATATCATAAAGAAGGTTTTTGGTCAAGCTCGTCAGTTACGTCTTCAACAGGCATTTCAAAATCTGCGTCTACCTTATCATACAATTCCATAAAAGACTGTTTAGTTTCATCATCAAAACGATTGATGCACATTTGAATTGCTTTAGCTTTGTTATTGAAAATGCTGTGGGCACGAATGATATGAACCAGACGGCGAGTGCTAATGATTTCCTCAATACCACCATCGTAGAAGGTCTTACGAATATTATCAGCCCAATCAACTAGACGCTTACAGAAATTATCATCAGCCATTCCCAAAGAATGTGAGATTTTCTCAAGAATCTTTTGTTCAACCGATGGAGCTGGATATTCTTGCTCAAACGTAACAGGGAAACGCTCAAGGAAAGCTTCGTTGAGCACGTTGGTGCCGATAAAGCGACCGTCATCGCTACCCTTACCTTTAGTGTTGGCAGTAGCGATCACGTTAAAACCATTGGTAGGATTTACAAACCTACCGATTTTTTTGAGGAAAACACCTTTACCTTCCAGGATGGATTGAAGGCAAAGAATCTTGTTGGAAGCCAAGTCAATTTCGTCAAGCAGAAGAATCGCACCGCGCTCCAGGGCTTCGACGACTGGACCATTATGCCAAGCAGTTTCCCCATTGACCAGACGGAATCCGCCAATAAGATCATCTTCATCAGTTTCAATAGTAATATTGACACGAATCAGTTCACGACCCAACTGAGCACACGCTTGCTCCACCGAGAACGTTTTACCATTACCCGAAAGACCCGTAATGAATGTAGGGTAAAAAAGACGGGATTGAATAATTTTTTTAATATCGTTAAAGTTACCAAACTTGACGAAGGTATCATCTTTTTCAGGAATTAGATTTTGATGAACTTCAGGAAGAATAGAAACGTTGTTGAAGGATCGTTCAATCTCTTCAACACGTTCTTGAGTCACTTCCAGATTCCAACGACCACGATCAGTTTTAAAGTTTTCAAGGCGACGAGTCACAGTAGGATAAGACAAATCTTTCATAGCACAATATCCACGAACATCAGCAGCAGTAATCTCAGTACCATACATGGACTTGAGATCTTCAATCATCTGCGTGTCAGTCATAATAATTTTCCGAGGCATTGGGACAGGTGTTGAATGTCAACGAAGGTAATATAATCGAAAAAAAGGGGGCTGTAAAGCCCCCAGTAGACAGTTTTGA